AGCATTTGATACAGATGAATTCTGTACACGGACAACTCTTAAAGAATTAGAGTATGCTAAGAAGTTAGCAGCAGTAAAAAATCCTTCAAATGTTGAAGAGTTTGGTTTACCGAATTTACTAACAAGTTCTTGCTCACTTGATATACTAGTTATTTCATCTATTGGTCCTTGTGTAGATTGTATTGCTACAGCACCGATAGAAGTCGAAACCGCCGGTATAATTCTTGTAAGGTCTTTTTCCTGTACGAGAACACCTGGTGATACTTGAAATGCCATTAGGTTTTCTCCTTTTAATTAGCTAATTATCTTTTAATTTGTTCAAAAATCGTATTATTCATACGCCCATATTCAAATTTCAACCTTACTGATATTTATAAGATACGCAAACTTGACTATTGACCTTTTCGGGTAACAGGATGCCAAACATCTCCATATTCATCCACCGTTACTTTTTCGTGGTCTGGTATTCCGTCATCTACGAATCCAAAAGGCGCCATATCTTGCTCAATTAAGTGTTGTTGTTCATCATATAACATTTGTCTTGCGTTTGTATCCGTCATCTCTTTAAAGAATGGTTGATTAGATAACCAACCAAATATGACCAGACACATCATTAAATCGTCTGTATTTCCGTCTTCAGCCTGCCAACTTTGACCTCTTCTAACAAAGGTTGACATCTCTTCAACTATGTTAAAATCATTTACTTGTATTTTATCTGACTCAATTAATGTTTTAATATTAGCACAACCTATTTTTTTAATTTGTTTAGTCATCTTAACACCAAAGCCTGCACCTCTACCACTAAATCCGGCACCAAGTATTTGACCTGCACGACCTCTATTTGTTGTCATTAATAAGTTGTCATATTCTAATTCAAACTGCAAAGCTTCTGCTATTTGTTGACCCAAATCATTTGTTTCTACTAATACATGTGCATGATTATAAGCCTTTGCAACTTGGTCAATTGTGTGAGGAAATAATAAAGGTTTAATATCATTGTTTCTATATTTGGCCACAATGTTAAAAGGAAATTGTGAAACATCTGTAACAATAAATGCTGAGTAATCTTTTAATACACCTCTAGCCACATCAACCGTAATAGTATATGTTTTTCCTTTTACAGGATCCTCATAAACATCTAAACCTGCATTTGATGTTTTTGGTTTTTTAAACACCATATTTTTTATTTTTGCTGGACTAATAAGTGTATTGACCGAACCTAAAAACTCACACTCAAACTCTTGTTGAAATTGCTCAGGTGATGTATTTCTAATTGTTCTTTCTTTCCAATCTTCATCTCTACCTGGTACCTCTGACCAATGCACTTCAATTGGTACATAATCATTTCTACCATTTTCTGCGTCTGACCATAGTTTATAAAATTGATTCATACCATAAGGTGTTGATACAATAATCATTTTTGTTTTTTGTCCAGAGGAGATTGTAGGATATACAGAGCTAAAAAACATCTCTGCTATATTTGCTGGTACGAAAGCAAACTCATCAAGAAAAATTATATTATAAGAACCACCTCTAATTGCACTTGAAGATGTAGCAGCCGCAACTATTTGAGATTTATTTTCTAATTCTATATTACCTTTGTTCCAGTTTATAACACCTTGTTGTAACCATTTTGGTAAATTCTCATATGCTAATTGTACTCTACTTAAAATATCTCTAGCAGTAGATGATTTGTTTGCTAGAATAGCGATATTAGAATTAGGATTAAATAAGGCATAATGTAATAGATATGATACCGTAGTGGTAGACTTACCCGATTGTCTAGGTAATTTGCAAATTGTGAAACGATTGTCATGTATTGTCCTAACTATATGTTTTTGAAAATCATACATCTTAAAAGGGACAAGACCCTCATCAAGACTTACAATTTTCATGTAAGTTTCCATAAAGTATAATGGGTCTTCACTACACTTTTGATATTCTAAAATTTGTTCTTTTGTAAATTCAACAGGAGTATTTACTTTTTTTAAATTAGGATTACCTAGATAATTGTCAGTCATTTATGATAACTCCTTCTATATGTGTATAACCTAATTTAATAGCGGCTTGCACTCTTTGACTGCCTCGCCAAACAGAATATTTTTTTTCTGTATAAGGTACACCACCTACACCTTTTCTTGGTGATAAAGAATATGTATGTTTTTTAACTTCTATGGGGTTTAACATCTCTTGGCCTTCTAACAATTCAGGCAAAGGTGTCATAGATTTTATATAATGGATTTTACTTATCTCCAGTATTATCTTTTTTTGGTTGCCCGCTTTCGCCTTCAATAATATCATCTTCTTTTTTCCGATTTAACATTTTTTGTAATTCATTTGTAGAACCTACAAACAATGCATTTTTAATTTGTGTATTAGCTGACTTTGGTAATTCTTTTAAATCTTTTAATTTTTTCTGTAAGTCTTGTAGTTTATCTACCGTTTGTGCAACTTGACCAATCAATTGACCTGCAACTTCATATGCTCTAGGGTGTTGGCCTTCTTTTGCAATATCTAATATACCTTCAATAGCTTCATTACCTTTATCTATTAGATTATAATAATTATCTCTACTATGAGAATAATCATTATCTACATCATCTTTTGTTTCATCAATTTTTCTAGGTACAGGAGCTGGTTGTTCAAATTCTGTTAAAGAAAACTTTTCTTCTTTTTTTTCTATACCTAATATATCATTCACATTATCTTCCAATTTACTCATTTAAAACTCCTATGTATCAGTATCACTTGATGGATTGTATCTCTTACCATCATCAAAAAAACTTAATGTTGTTGTAAATCCAAAATCATCATCTGCGTCAGCTGTTGTAGGATTAGGTACAACAATAATTCTTTCTTCTCTTACTAGAGGTGCAGCTGTATCAGCACCAAGGTCTGCTTGAACATTTTTAATAACTTTTTGATTACCCATTGGACCATATAAGTATGTTTTTGCTGTAAAACTTAAAGTATAAATTACAGCTCTTCTTCGTGTAAACTCTCCGTTATATGTGTCTTCATAGTTTACATTGTTTAAAATAATAGGTATATCTCTTACTAAACTCATTTCAGGAACAACATTCATTGTTACCGTATATTCTGGTTGAAAGAAAGGTAATATTTGTTCAATTATTTGTAAACCGTTTTCAGCAGTAGCTGTAAAAGAATATAAACTAAAATTTATATTATATGGTACTGGTGTATAATTAAAATTATTTTTTTTACCATCTTCATTTTGTTTAGGTCTAATTACTTTCTGCATTTTATTAAGTTTTCTACTAGGGTCATAAGACAAACCTGTAATTTCAAAACCTAATCTTGGTAAAGTTATTGACACTTCTCTATCAGATTGTAAATTAGCTTGTTGTTCTAATCTTACTATAAATTTTTCTTTTGGCGCATATGCTAAAGGTACTCTTAATCTTTTTGTAACTGCACCTGTGCTACTTGTATTTTGTAATACAATATTATTAAACAACTGACCAAATGCAATAGTAAGTTTTCTTAAGCCTTCGTTATAAAAATGAGTTCCGAACATTATAATACTTTACCTTTATTTGGACCGTTTTTAATTCTATATCTTTGTGTGCCTGTAGCACCTATCTCTACTTCTTGTCTTAAAGATTTAGATAGTTCTAATTCTTTTTTCTTTAAATTAATTTTATTAGTATGTTCTACTAATTGTTTTGTTCTATCTCTATCCATTATTCATCTACCTCTCCGAAAGGGTTTCTTTCTGTAAAGTCTAATATATCATCTGCTGTACCAACCGTATCATAACCTGCCTCTGTATTTAAATCTAAATTACCAGCATATGGCGATTGTTTTGCTACAACCTCTGAAGCTGTATATTCTTCATTCATTAAAAAGGCTGGTTGACCTGTTGAGTAATCGTGATAATCTTCTAATACAATTGAACCACGACCTGTTAATGCCTCTTGACCATACTCTAATTGAAATCTGTAAGCATATTCGTTTAATGAATACTTATCTTCAACTGCGTCAAGTGTATTAATACCTGTATTAATTTCTTCATTTGCATATTCCCAACGAGTTACTTTTAATTTATAAACTGGTAAGTTACCAAGTTGATAGAATGGCTCTTGGTCTTCTACAAATTGAATTTCAAAGAAAGATTTTAGAAGTGGTACATAAACAATATCACCCTCATTAGGTCTGCCTGTAGCAGTTAATGTTGCCTTACTAGCAACATGGTCCTCAAATCTTCTTTTAGATAATACTAAAGTTGTATCATCTCTAATTTCTAAACCGAATTTGTTAATGATTTCATTTTCACCAGCAAATCCTTCATTTGTTTCAAAATACATCTCTAATAGATAAGAGTCATCAAATCTTGATGATGTATCTTCACCTAATACTAAATCTCTATTAACAAGAGTACGAGGAAGATAATAGATATCCTGTCCAAAAATCTTTAGACTTTCTATAATTATATCTTCGTGTAATCTTTTCTCGGCCTGGTTTCCAATACCCTTGCCACCTTGAAAATAGTGATTTACTGCCATGATTTTCTATCCAATCATCATTGCTGGATTAAGCTCAAATGTACTTCTAATTTCAGTTTCTAATTTTTCAATGTCTTGTAATGCCTCTGAATATATTTGTCTACCATTAAGTGTTACGCCACCAATCATTGCTACACCATCAAATTTAGATAGATTAGCACCCCATTGTTTTTTAAATAATGCTGTAACATATCTCTTTAAAAAGATATCATTAAAAACATCTGTATGTGTATTGGGGTCCATTTTTCTGTATGCTTCAATTACGATAAACTCACCTACTGCTAAATCATTTGTCCAATCCATGTCAATATATAATCTATTGTCATGTTGATTAAATCTTAAAGGTTTTTCACCAACTAATATGTGGTCTAAAAAATCTAAATGTCTTAATACAACATCATAGTTTATAATACTTGTAGATGAAAAGTCATAAAGGTCATTTAATCTTAATTGATATCTTACATCAAATAAATTCATATTAGATTTATTTGAAAATGGAAATATATTGATAACTGATATAACACTTTCAGGAACAACTATAAAGTTATTACCCTCTTTCCATGATGTAGTAACACCGTTCTTCGTTATAGATTCTGAAGAATCAGCAGTCATTCTAGTCTTATCCGCTTCTGTATATTGATATTTTAAATATGCTCTTTGTATGCCGTCATAGTGGTATTGAGCGAAGTATTGCAATGCCTCATCCAGTCTATCTTCTAACTGGTCGTCATCTGCGTTTATCTCAATGACAGGCTTACCCAATGCTCTTAAAGCATATTGTTTTAAATTTTCTCTTGTTGCTGGTTCTGCCATAAGTTATTCCTTTTCTGGACTATTTATAAGATTTATTATATCTTCGGAAAGAGATTATCTTGACAGAATAACTTGATATCTTCGTCTGGAAGACCAAGTGTTTGCATAACTCTAGGTGTGTGAGGGTTTTTTTGTTGATGTTCACAATAATAGTTTTGTGCTTTAATTACATCTTCTTTCTTAGCCTCACCATGGTGTGTTCTAATTTTATCTATGTAATTAGCCAGATTGGACACAGCCATTGTACATATCTGATTTAATTCTTTTTCTTCTTGTACATTACCAGCTGCAATCATACCACCACTAAAAATTGCTTTTGCCCAATCTGGTAATTCTCTCTCTTTACTCGGTTTATACCATTTAACTTCTTCTTTAAACCACTCTGTCAATGGATGATATTTCTGTAATAAAGGACTAAAATCGTGAAAGGCACCTGTAACTTTCTTTTTACCTGCAATTATATCAAAACCATAAATTGGTCCACCGTTTGTTAATTCTGGAAACAAACATACATGAGCCATCCATAAACCTTTAGTATCTCTGGCGTCAACAACATCTACATGAGCTCTTCTTATCCACTCATTCTTCCATGTTCTATTTGTCCAACCAGGTTTATTAAATCTATCCATGCCTGGTTCTTCATATTCCATTAACTCTTTATTGAGTAATCTTATTGTGTCTTGTTCCCACTTAATCAGTCTTTCCCAAATCATGGAGCTCCTTCATTTCTTTAAATAATTTAGTTGCGCTTTCAAAACAATACATTGCTTCTGGTAATACTGAATGTTCATACACATTTAAATATGTATTGATTGTTTCTTTTACAATTCTTTTATAATCACCTACTTCTTTATGTTTAAACTTATAATATCTATTAGGACCTGGTGTTTTTTTCATAATCATTTGACCACCTGATAAATCTCCCATGTGTCTTACATATATGTGTGCATATAGTTTCATAGCTTCATCTTGTATTGATTCAATATGTTCTATGTAATCTTTTGTACTTTGAGTTATTTCCGGTGGTAAACCTATATCAGTCCACAATGCTCTGTAATCATAATGTATATGTTCAGCTCTTAATAAACCTGGTGTATCTCTAAATAAAGAGTTGTGCATACCATATTTTTCTAATACAGCATAGCATTGTAATTGATTATAAAGATATGTTGCATATAGTTTTTCATCTATTTGACCTGACATCAACAATCTCACAAAGTCTTGACGCTCTGCGTTTTTATGATGTTTCATGGTTAATTCTTTTATGTCTAACATTTATTTTTTTCTAAAAAAGTTTGATATTGTAAATCTGTATTGAGGACCAATATGCGATTGAGGTCTAATTGAATGAGGCAATGAGCCATCAAATTCTAATATTCTACCTGGTGTATATTGATATGCTCTAGTTGAAACTCTATTGTGGTCATAAAATAAAGTTTCACCATGCCACTCATCACGCCACTCTAAATTTGCATAATATAAAAAAACATTATCGTTATCACCGTGAGCATGAGTATAGTAATGGTCACTAGCATGAGTTAGAGTTACGGTAGTTTTAAACCATTTGCTAAAATCACATGATGGTATTTTTTCTAGGTATTGGTGTAATTTAGCATGTTTTAAATCTTCTACGGTCCATATTGAATGTATATCGTGTTTATTAATATAATCTCTATCTTTCCAACCACTAACATGAAAATTAGAATTTAATACAAAATTGTATATGTGTTCCATAGCATGAAAAGGTACTTTATTATCGTGTATTTTTATCATCTATTCTACCAATTGTTTTTTTATTTCTTTCATAACAAGTCTATTTGTTTTTGATTTTAAAAATCTATCGTATCTTTTTATTAAAGGTATATTAGACCACCAATCACTAACAGACGAACAAGTGTCTGATATTTTTCTTAATGTATCATTTAAATCAAATCTTTTTAATTCAACTTTATCATCTGTTAAAAAAGAAAAATAAGCCATGTGTTCATTTTCTTCCATTTTAAAATGGTAATTATCTTTATTTAGTAATACTTCTAAATTAATTGGTCTAAACCATCTTGATATATTAAATCTGCCAGGCACTATATTACCATAATTTGTATATGATGTTTTTGAAAAATAAGGTCCTGTCATCATCATTTCTAAATCATCCTCACAAAAAAATATATATGGCAACCCATAAGATATAGTATTTCCACCATTACTAAAATTACAATTATAATGATTTTCACCTATGTATTCAATTCTATATGGTCTTCTAATTCTTTCATTCATTTCTTGTGGTAATAAATTAAATTCTGTTTTTATAGGATTTTCTACATAGTAAGTATTTTTACCAATATTAGAAAAAGCAGGACATCTTATCATGCCTTTTAATCTATCATCATTTCTAATTGATACTTCTTTTATAACCGTATTAAATAATTTTTTAGGTTCAGTAAATAAAATATTCCAATGATGAATTTCACTCGGTGCAAACCATGGCGCCCAATAAACTATTTTTCTTTTCATTGTGTAAACTCAATCCACCCATTTAAAATATATTTAACACCATTTAAAGGTGGGTTACCTCTATGTGTGTGAGTAAAACCTCCTGGACAAATCATAAGCCTGCCAGTTTTAGGAGCCACTCTTTTATGTGCATATAAAAATTCTGTTTCACCACCTTCAACTTCATTTAAATATAATATTACTAAAAATAATCTTTTGCCATTTGCGACACCATTATGTTCACAATGCCATACATGATAGCCTTCTCCTGGTATTGTTCTTTGTATTTTAACATCTAAATTTAATCTATGTTTTTCCATACTATCTAATACAGGATATTTTTTAATATAATGTGTATAACACTCTTGAAGTTTTATATTAAATTCTTTTAATATTTCATCATTCGCACTAATAAAAGTAGAATCATTTTCTAATATAAGAGGATAAACATCCGTTTGTTGTTCAATTGCTGGCTGATTTAAAACTTCACTTCTTTTTTTTATCTTGTGAAAATTGTTTAGATTTTCAAAATGGTCAATTACTGATTTACAATATTCATTATTAAAAACATTGTCAAATACACCTATAAAATTATCTATTTTAATTGTCATTGTAAAATCTATTTTTATGATAGTCGTAAAAACTAGGTTTATCTTGTACGGTTAAATCCCAATCTTTTTTTCTATGATTTAAAGCAATCACTCTACTAATTAATTGTTTTTTAAATTCATTATCATCTAAACCTTGATAATATTTTACATTTGTGGCTTCAGTAGGATACCATTCCATACCAAATGCTATACAATGTAAACCACCATCATTAAACCTATGTACAAAATCTCTATCAGCAGCAGCTCTTGAAAAGCCATCTTGTAAAACAGGTACTAAATCAGGCAAACCTTTATCCCAAACTTTATTTGTATTTGCTTTCCAATATTCTGTATCATCTCTATTAGACATAGCATAATGCATTGCTACAAATTCTGCAAAATTTCTAAAAAATTTTTTACATTGAAAAGTAAAATTATCTCTATCCCATTGAGTAATAATATCTCTTTGTGCATTTCTTATAAAACGCATTATAAATTCATGTACTGAAAATAAACCATTACTTTCAAGAGGTTCAATAAAACCGGCTGCTAAACCAATACCAACAACATTTTTGACCCATAATCTCTTATGAATACCAACACGCATTTTAATTTTTTTAAATTCTGCGTTACTATAATCTTGACCTTTTTTATCTAAATGATTTTTAAATTCTTTTAAAGCTGTTTCATCATCTACAAATTTATCTGAATAAACATAACCTGTACCCCAACGAGACCATAATGGTATTTGCCAAACCCAACCATTTTCAATAGCTGTGCAATTTGTATAACAATTTATTTCTTCTTTTTTATTTTTATAAGGTACTCTAGTAGCCCAAGCTGAATTGTTAGGTAACATATCCGAATAAGATTCAAATTCTGTTTGTAAAGTTTCGCCTAATAATAATGATTTAAAACCTGTACAATCAAAGTATAAATCTGCTT